GAATCAGGTGCAGGCAAAAGTTTTATCTGTTCAGGCAACTTGATCAAGAACGCACAGGATCAAGGCATCTATGTTATCTTGGTAGACAGTGAAAACGCACTAGACGAAAAGTGGTTGCATGCACTTGGTGTACAGACCACAGACGACAAGCTACTCAAGTTGAACATGGCCATGATTGATGACCTGGCCAAAGTGATCAGCGACTTTGTTAAAGAGTACAAGACTATTCCTGAAACAGAACGTCCTAAGGTGCTGTTTGTGATTGACTCACTGGGCATGTTGCTCACACCCACAGATGTGAATCAATTTGAAGCAGGTGAAATGAAAGGCGATCTTGGTCGTAAACCCAAAGCTCTTACTGCTCTAGTAAGAAACTGTGTTAACATGTTTGGAGATTTGAATCTAGGCCTGGTATGTACAAACCATACATACGCAAGCCAGGACATGTTTGACCCAGATGACAAAATCAGTGGTGGACAAGGCTTTATCTATGCATCAAGTATTGTGGTTGCTATGCGCAAGCTCAAGTTGAAAGAAGACGAAGACGGCAACAAGATTTCAGAAGTAAAAGGTATCCGTGCCGCTTGCAAGGTCATGAAGACTCGTTATGCTAAACCGTTTGAATCAGTGCAAGTGAAGATTCCGTATGAATCGGGCATGAGTCCATACTCAGGCATGACTGACATGTTGGAAGCTAAAGGTTTGTTGACCAAAGAAGGCAACAGTCTTAAATACACCCTGGGCGATGGTACAGTGATCAAGCAGTTCCGCAAGGCCTGGGAACGCAATGAAAACAACTCACTAGACAAAGTCATGGAGGACTTTGTAAAGAATCCACATCATGTGGTATCAACCCAACTACCTGAAGAGGAAACAGTAGAATGATTGATGTAGAAGTGCTATGTGAAACCTTTGGTGTACTAAAGGAATATATCAACAGCAAAGATAGACAAGCGGCAGCTGATCACTTGTTTAGCATACTGAGTGATATGGACGGCATCAGTGAAAAAGATCTTAAAGTTTTTGCAGGATGTGATGGTTATCTGCAAAAAGCATGTGAAGAGTATTTCCATGATGACGAAGAAATTGACGAGGATGATGTCGACGACTACGAACAGGATGACTGATGTGGTATAACAAGGTAGTCCAGGACCTGAGCAACATACCTGACTTCATTGCTTTTTATGAAGCTGAATTAACTTCAGCCAAGCGTGACGTCAGTGTGCATGGCCGGGTTGAGCGTAGCCTAGCTGATCTTCCTGGACTCACTGAACATCGTTTCAATCAGTTACAAGAGATTGAAGCGGTGCTAGAACATCTAAACATCCAGCTTAGACGTATTCGAAAAAAGCATTTCCAGAAGTATCTTGAAACCTATGCCCGTGCGCTGACCAGCAGAGATGCTGAAAAGTATGTGGATGGTGAGGACGAAGTGATTGACTTTGAAACCATCATCAACGAAGTGGCTCTGCTACGCAATCGTTGGTTGGGCATCATGAAAGGCCTGGAAAGCAAAAACTTCATGCTAGGGCATGTGGTACGACTGAGAACAGCAGGCATGGAAGACGTGAGTGTATGACACCTTGGCATGAACGTGCTGAAAGTCTGATTGCACAATGGGAGTTGTATAAAAACGCCCGCCCACGCAATGATGCTGTTAATCTACAGATAGATAGAGATTCACTAAGTAAATGGGCTACTAATCTACACTGGAATCTATTGTGGGGTCAGGACACTGGTGAACTGGCAGAAGCTTGCCACCAGTTTGAAACACGTCTTGCCACGTACAAAGACAAAGTTGTGATCGAGATATTAACACATGGCTCAGTTTAAGAACCCTCATGACAGCCATCAGCACAGCCTGATGGTGTTGAATGAACTATACGAACATGACACTTTCATGGAGAGCATCAGCACGGTGGCAGATATGGGTGCCGGGAACTGCTTGGATGCCTTGTGGTGGGCCAATGCACAAACACGTGACGACAGCCCTGAACCATTGAACCTGCATTGTTATGCAGTAGATCGCAAGCCCTTGGCTGTGGATTTTGACATGCCATCAAACATGACCTATATCAAACATGATTTTGAGAAACGATGCCTACCCAAAGAAGTAGACGTTATTTGGTGTCATGACGCATTCCAATATGCGCTAAACCCATTGAACACCATACGACTGTTCAATCAACAGCTGAACGTGAACGGCATGTTGTACATTGGCATGCCTTTGACCACGTTCAACATCAACAATCGCATAAACAGCCTGAGCAGGAACTTTGAGTACTATAACCACAATTTCCTTAGCATGCTGTACATGTTGGCTGTGAACGGATTTGACTGCAAAGATGCGTTCTTCCGCCAGGCCAAGGACGATGATTGGTTGCATGCAGTGGTGTTCAAGACCGACAACGAGCCCATGGATCCTGCCAGCACTGGTTGGTATGATCTTCTTGATCGTGATCTGTTACATCCTAGCATAGTACAAAGCCTAAGACAATTTGGGCTGGTGCGCGAGCAAGATGCACTTTATTCTTGGCTAGATCGCAATTTTTATCGAATAAACGGTTGACGCGAACCTCAGTCGCATATATAATACACACATTGCCCCTATAGCTCAATTGGTGAGAGCACACGACTCATAATCGTTAGGTTACTGGTTCGAGTCCAGTTGGGGGCACCAATATTTTCTGTCCGTAGCTCAATTGGATAGAGCATCGGTCTTCTACACCGAGGGTTGGGGGTTCGAATCCCTCCGGGCAGGCCAGGACACTACTAAGTAACTTGATGGACGAACAAAAATCTAATGTTGCCAAAGGCCGGAACAGCTTTGATGCCAACGTAGGCGGAACAATGATACCGTTTTTTAACAGAAACGTGTCGCAGTACCCTACAGAAGCAGGTGGAGTCAAGTTTGATCTAGTACCTGTCACGCAACAAAAAGATCTCATGATCAACCATGCTAGGATGTATGCTCAACAAGAGTACGATCGTATCATGGAACTGGTAGCAGTATTGGAAAAACAAGCGCAGGCCATCAAGCGGCGCCTGGATGTGACAGATGCAGTACATGCCGCTGTTTATCAGTTCAGTCCTGTCATGGGTCAAACCTACTGGTTGGTCTGGGACCGTCGCAAGCAACATACCTTGCTAACGCACCACGGTCCGGATGATTGGTCTAGTAGTGCTCCTGAGGACTATGAATATCAGACACAGGTCAAGTACATGGGCGACCATACTTGGCTGGAAACACTGCCCCGATGATGGAATTGGTATACGTACCAGACTTAAAATCTGGGTTTTACGGGTTCGAGTCCCGTTCGGGGCACCAAAATCTTCAATAAAACCAAGAAGATACAAAGAGGTTGACACAAAGACTAAATAACTCTACAATAGGGACTATGATGCAAAACTTTTTACAATCATGTGCGATTACAGAACAGGGTTATCAACCCATGCCAGCCTTTTGGCATGCAGTTGAGATTACAACCTTGGGCAGTAATCTACGCAAAGATTGTGCGGGGTGTAGCGGATGGTAACTAGGTAACTTATCCTAGGAAGCAATTCCAAAACACCCCGGATCGAAAGATACCGGGGTTTTTGTTTTTGCGCGGTACGAGATTGGTCAAGGCTGGTCGTAGACTACCAAGTGTGATACGAGGAAACGAGGTCCTCGCTGGGCACTATAAACAATCCAGCGAACGGGCGGGACTGGGGATCAAATCCGTGGCGGCAACGCGGAGAGTAAAATCCAGCTCATAGTTAAGCACACTCTAGCCGCGAGGCGAAAGGCGGGTACGCATCCGTGTAGTGTGCTTTACTATCTACATTGGATGAACATGACCTACCGACTGCGAATCTGTAGGTGTTGCAAACGGGCAACCACCAGTGTAGTATTTTTACAACATGTTAAAAAAGCAGTTGACAGCAACACCAGGATCGCATATACTTGTGAAACTGTAGCAAACATCGTGTTGCTCGCAAGGGTGTTGTGTTGTTTTTGCAACGTGATAGAAAATTAGTTGACAGCAATCCAAATTGCAGTTATACTAACCCAACTGCAACATTGTTTGCAGATGAACAAACGCTCATTAACATTGTTAAAGCAAAATATGGCCCTGGTGGCGGAATTGGTAGACGCACTGGATTTAGGTTCCAGCGCCGCAAGGTGTAAGAGTTCGAGTCTCTTCTAGGGCACCATATTAAAATGTATTAGAGGTTGCTAGCACCGCTAGGTGCATGGTAGGGAGAATATCCAACTGACGGGTTGGCTCGCTATCATGTACACGAAAGTTGAGGGGAAACCCAAGTATGACACGGTGGAGTATGCTAGACCGTAATGACGATACAGACGTAGCAGGAGACGGTCCTGTGATTGCTGTGGAGTTCCTGTAGTATGTTTTAATATGGTAAAAATTCAAGGGCAGTTTATTGTCCTCTAGGCGGCTTGCCGTTTGGGAAGAATAAGTAGGGTGACCTACCCAAAGCAGATGAGTCCTACACTCCTGCGCCAGCAATGGTTCATGTAAACAAGCCTGCTCACTATCGCGAGGTAGCGATCACTGA